CATCGCTTTTTTTAGGGAATATCCAGATATTTTTGTGGACTTTGTGAAGGGTCCTGAATCGAAGTTTAAATTCTACACCTATCAGCGCATCTTTCTACGTGCAGCATGTAGACATCGCTACTTTTACGGCACCTTCCCGCGCGCCTTTTCTAAATCGTTCTTAACGGTGCTATTGCAGATGATCCGATGTACCCTCTATCCAGGTATTGACGTATTCGTTTCCACTGGGGGTAAAGAGCAAGCGGCGTCCATTACGCTGCAAAAGGTTAGTGAGATTGAAAGCCTAATACCAGCTTTTGCAAATGAAATTAACCATGAACGAGGAGCGTCAAAAACATCAAAAGATAGTGTTAGTTATATTTGGAAGAATGGTTCTAAGTTAGGAAATATGCCAGCTACCGAATCTTCCCGTGGTCAGCGTCGTACAGCAGGAGTTCTTGAGGAAGCTATATTGATTGACCAGGACGCGTTGAACGAAATTCTGATTCCTACGATGAATGTTGATAGGCTGCTTCCTGATGGAACAAGGCACCCAGAAGAAATTATTAACCAAAGTCAGGTTTATATTACAACAGCCGGATTTAGAGAGTCTTTTGCTTTCAAGAAACTTAAAGAATTATTTGTTCGTGGTGCTATTGACCAAGATGAAGTAATGGTGATGGGTGGAACCTATCAGATTCCTGTTAAAGAAGGATTATTAAAAGAAACTTTCGTAGATGATTTAAGAAGCCAGGACACTTTCCGAGAAGAGAGTTTTGATAGAGAATACAATAGTAGATGGAGTGGTGCAAGTGAAGATGCTTTCTTTACTCCTGAAATTATTGATAAAAATAGGGTTTTAAAACAAGCAGAAACAACAGCTTCAGAGAGAAAAGGAAAACATGGATATTATATAATGAGTGTCGATGTTGGACGATTTGGATGTACTACTGAGGCATGTATCTGGAAAATAAATCCACAAGAGTATGGTCAAGATATTAAAAACCTAGTAAACATTTACAGCTTTGAAGCTGAACATTTTGGTATTCAGGCTATACACTTAAAACGTTTATATTATCAATACAAATGTCAGTCGATGGTAGTCGACGGAAATGGTGTTGGTGCTGGTTTAGTAGACTTCTTAGTTATTTCAAATGAAGACCCTGAGACTGGAGACATGTTACCTCCATTTGGCGTTGAGAATGATGATGATGGAAAATATAAAGCGTTTAGAACACAAGCAACAGAATTAAACGCTTTGTATATAATTAAAGCTAATGCCGGCATGAACTCTGAGATGTATTCTTATGCAAAATCTCAATTAAGTGCCGGAAAGGTAAATTTGTTAATTGATGAAACAGAAGCTAAAACAAATTTACTTGCTACACAGGTTGGTAGAAGTATGTCTACGCCACAAAGATATGCTTATCTTAAACCTTATGCGGCAACTACTACGCTGCGTGAAGAGTTGCTCAATTTGGTTGAGTCAACAGAAGGTTTAAATATTGTTTTAAAACGTTCTTCTAAGAGTATTAAGAAAGATAAATTCTCTGCTTTCATTTATGGACTCCATTATGTTCACATGCAAGAGGATTTAAAGAAAAGAAGAAAGAAAAGAAAAATGTCTTCTTTAATGCTATTTAATTGATGCGGGAACACTATCCGAAAAGCGGCCAAGTAGGTCCCGCGGACAAAATAGTAGAAACTGAAGATGATATAATTTATTTAATGTAGAAAGGAGTCGCTTATGAGAGCTTCTCGTGCAGAAATTAAAATAGAAGAAATTTTACAAAAAGCGGGGGTTGACTTTGAAGAAGAGTACTCTTTTCCAGATTTGGTTAGTTCAAGGGGTAACCCTTTACGTTTTGACTTTTGTATCTTTGATGACGGTGGTGAAATCGACTTCCTGGTTGAATACAATGGCATCCAACATTACAAACCAAAGAGCGTCTTTGGGGGTATGGAAGGATTGAGGAAACAGGTTCATAATGATACTTTAAAGAGAGAATACTGTAAGGAACATGGTTATACTCTTGTTGTTATTCCGTACACAGACGAAAGTTTAATCTCTTATGATTACATCTTTCGCCTTGCGGGATATTAGAAAGGATATGGGCGCGCCGAATTGCGTCCCTAAAGGTGAAACAATTTGAATGGCAAAGAACATGTAGATTTCAGTAAAATTAAAATCGGCGCCCAGACACTCTCTGATGCGATTTTCACTCAAACCCAGACCAAAAAAGCTCGACCTGATATGTCAGACAAAAGAAATATCATGCAAGCTATTGGGAATCTGGATTACCCTAAAATGATTGAGGTTTCTGATTATTATTTCAGAACAAATGGTATTTATTCAAGACTATGTAAATATGCTGCCAGAATGTATCGTTATGATTGGTATATTACTCCATACATAAATGAAGAAATTAACGAAACAAAACAAAACAAGTGTCTACAAAAATTTGATGAAGCATTAAAATATTTTGACGCTTTTGAAATTAAAAAGACTTTTGGAGACATCGCCTTAAAGGTTGTACGCAGAGGGAGTTATTATGGCTATTTAATTTTAAACAAGAATAGACCAATGATTCAAGAATTACCTTCTTACTATTGTCGGTCAAGATTCTGCGGGCCTGATGGGCGGCCAGTCGTTGAGTTCAATATGAAGTATTTTGATGACCAATTTAGAGATGAAGAACAGAGAAAGAGGATGCTGAACCTTTTCCCGCCAGAATTTAAAAAAGGTTACATGCTTCATATCAAAAGCAAGCTACCGCCGATGTTCCAAGGAGATACAAAAGGTTGGTATATGTTAGACCCAGATTTTGGAATCAAAATCAATATAAACAACGAAGATACGCCTTTATTCATGTCTGTTATTCCAGCTTTAATTGATTTGGAAGATACTCAGGCTCTTGCTCGCAAAAAACAGGAGCAAGAATTATTAAAAATTCTTGTGCAGAAGTTCCCGCTCGACAAGAATTATAACTTAGTCTTTGATACAGACGAAATGGCAGATTTACATAGAGCGGCAGTTAACATGATTGGCCAGGCTGTTGGTATTGACGTCCTTACAACAGTTGCCGATATTTCTGTTGAAGATATGGCTGAAGCAAAAACTAGTGCTGATTCTGATGATGTGGCAAAAGCTGAAAGAGCTGTATTTAATGCCGCAGGTGTTTCCCAGATGCAGTTTAATACTGATGGAAATATTGCCTTAGAAAAATCTATTTTAAATGATGAAGCTGCACTATTAGATTTGGTTTTGCAATTTGAAGCATTATTAAACAATATCTTAGATTTGAAATATAATGGAAGTGCAAAACAATATTCTTTTAGAGCAAGCATTTTACCAACAACAATTTACAACTACAAAGATATTTCTAAGCAGTATAAAGAAATGACGCAGTTGGGTTACTCCAAAATGCTTCCACAGATTGCTCTTGGACAATCTCAAAGCTCAATTTTAGCGACAGCTTATTTTGAAAATGATGTTCTAAATTTAGTTGAACGTTTAGTTCCACCAATGAGTTCTAATACAATGAACGCTCAAAGTTTGAAGGAAGAAACTTCTTCCAAGAAAACAAATTCAGCAACAAAAACTGATGATGAGAAAAAAGGTGGCAGACCAACAAATGAAGAGCAAGGAAAAGCCGTAAGTGAAAAACGTATGCAAAACCAAGAATCTGAATCTTAGGACAAAAGATTAGAAAAGAATAACGTTTATTTTAAAGTTAAATAAAAGAGAAAGGAGTTATACACATGAACAAAAGTGTAAGCACTCTTGATTCTCCTGAATTTCTTAACCTTAAGCCGGTAGATATTTCACCCTTAATGAGCACTTGTGACATTAAGGTGATGTATGTAGGTCAAAATAGAAATGGCTCTTGTATAACAAAAGAGGTAGCCACTGAGATGTCTAAAACTCTTAGAGGCTGCCCTATTGTTGGAGTCTATGATGAACAAAAGCAAGATTTTGATGACCACGGTAGTAGATTAGTTTATGATGAAGAAAAAGGATTTGAGTTTACGTGTGTAACGAAGCCTTATGGTTTTGTGGCTCCTGACGCAAAGGTTTGGTTTCAATTCTTTGAAGATACAGATGAGCTTGGTAACACTTGCGTTAGAGAGTATCTTATGACGACTGGGTATCTTTGGACAGAGCAATTTCCAGAATGTCAGTCTGTTATCAGTTCAGGAAAAGGTCAGTCTATGGAATTAGATGAAAAGACCTTGAATGGACAATGGGCAAAAGACCCGAATAAAAACTTAGATTTTTTCATTATCAATGACGCAACGTTCTCCAAACTTTGCATTTTAGGAGATGATGTTGAACCTTGTTTTGAAGGTGCGTCTGTAAAAGCTAGTAATTTTTCTAAAGTTAAGAACACCCTATTCTCAATGATGGAAGATTTGCAAAAAGTCCTAGTTGAGCAAAAGAAAGGAGATTCCATGTCTGAAGAAGTAAAAGACATTGTAGAAGAAACTTCTTTACCTGTTGAACCTGAAACATCTTTTAAAAAGAAAGAAGAAGATGAAGAAAAGAAACAGGCGGCTGCTGAAGATAAAAAAGAAGATAAGGAGCCAGCAAAAGAAGAGAAAAAAGAAGAGCCGGTAGATGAAAAGAAAGATTCTGAGTCTGATTCTAAAGAAGAAGATGAAGAAGACAAGAAAAAGAAAAAAGAGTATGAACTACTGGAAGACAAATATAACACTCTGATGGCTGATTATGAGGCTGTCAAAAAAGAGGCCGAAGAGGCCCGCACAAACTTCTCCAACCTTGAAGAAGAAGTGAAAACTCTGCGTGAATTTAAAGCACAAATCGAGGAAGAGAAGAAAGATAAGTTGATTGAAAGTTACTCCATGTTATCTGACGAAGATAAAATTGATGTAATTTCCAATAAAGCCAAATATTCTTATGATGAAATTGAAGCCAAGCTTGCGATTTTGTGTGTAAGAAATAAGGTAAATTTCTCCGAAGAAAAAGTTAAGGAAGAAGAGAAAGAAATTCCAATGACTTATTCTCTGGAAGGAACAGCAGGAAGTGTACCAGCATACATTACTGCATTAAGAAATAACCGTCATAATGGTTAATTATAAGGAGGAAAAACTGAATGAAACGTTTAGGCTTTGGACAAGTAGAACCTAATTTACTGTCTGCCCAGAAAACAGGCCAGCTCCCTTCTCAGCTTCCAGCTGCAAAAGATATTGAAATTCTGGAGAATGGTCAGTTTGTAAAATATGATTACGCAAATCACGAAGTAAACTTCACTGGTAAAGGTGAATGGCTGATGGTTTTCAACGAAGTAAAACTTTATAAAGAACGTCAGTACTATAAAGATTATGCTATGCAGAAAAAGGACTTTACACCAGGTGGTCCTGAAACTCACTATGGAACAGGCCCTTTTGAAGGTCAGATGACTCCACGTTGCCTGAAAACTAACATTGGTGACATTTATACAACTAACTGTCTGGCTATTGCTAATGATGCAGACGACAAAGAAGTTGATATGGGAGATTTCAAAGTTGGAGATGTTGTTTCCCCTAACGCTAATGGTTATTTGGCAAAAGATGGTGACGGAACAATCCAGTTTGAAGTTGCTAAAGTGTACACAATGGCAGATGGCCAGCCAGCTGTTAAGCTGATGCGTATTGCGTAAGGAGGAGAAAGAACATGGCAATGAATTTTAAAGATTTGACACAGTTAGCTAAAATCACTGCTAATGCAACTCCTAGTTCTGCTGTTGCTTATTCTTTTGGTGAAGATAAATTTAGCTATACTGAATTAAATGACACACTGCGTAAAGAGTTGAATGAATACGCTTGTGATTATAGAACATTTGAAGAAAATAAAAATGCAATCTTCCGTCTGATTGAAGAAACTATTGATGACGTTCTGCCTAAGAAAGTTTTGGAAACTTATGGACAGTTTGCAGAAATGCGCACTATTCCACAGGGAGACAAAGCGATTTTCACTCAGCGTATTACTACTGCTGCAAAAAGACGTGCTAAACAGTTCGTTACTCGCGTAGGTCTGGCTGGACGTTACGAAGTATTCAAACTGGACGGACGTAACTATGAAGTACCAACTAACGCTCTTGGTGGTGCTGCTCAGATCGGCTTCGAGGAGTTCCTTGATGGTCGTATCCAGATGTCTGATGTTCTGGACATCATGCTCGAAGGTTTGGACGAAGCAATTTACATCGAAATTGAACGTTCCCTGAAAGCTGCTGTTAGTCAGCTTCCTGCTGCTAATCGTTCTGACCAGACTGGTTTTGACGAAGCTGAAATGGATCGTCTGATTCAGATTGCTGACGCTTATGGTGGACCAGCTGCTATTTACTGCACATTTGAATTTGCAGCTACAATGGTTCCTGCTCAAGGTTGGGTAGCTGAAACTCATAAGATTGAAAAATGGTCTAAAGGATACCTGGCTAACTACAAAGGCCATCAGGTAATCGTACTGCCACAGTCTTATGAAGATGAAACGAATGAAACAAAAG